GGAGAATTGAGATGGCCTTAAATTTATTGGATAAGCCAAATAAAACAAAAAACAAAATATCGATAGAGTATGCAATTCAGCTAGCAGTTACGTTATTCATAATGTATATTGTTAATAAAATTGGAATTGATATTTGGAGAGCGATAAAGGGACACTGATGGTAATACTAAGTAAGATTTATACCAAAACAGGTGATGATGGCCAAACGTCTAATGCCAACAACGATAGAGTTTCTAAGGCTAGCCCTATTATGGAAGCCATCGGCGCTGTAGATGAGGCTAACTCTGCTATTGGAATGGCAATCGATGAATATAATGACATTATCGAAAGAGTTCAAAGCGACCTATTTGACCTTGGCGCAGAGCTTGCAGGTGCCGAAACAATAAAAATATCTGAAAATAGGATTATATATTTAGAGAATGTAATTGATGACTATAATGAATACCTAGAGCCACTTAGATCTTTTGTTTTGCCTACTGGAGCATTGCATAATGCAAGAACTATCGTTAGAAGAGCAGAGCGTGAAGTTTGGAAAATAAAAAATATTAATCCAAACATTGCTAAATATTTAAATCGTCTATCAGACCTACTGTTTGTTATGGCTAGATATCACAACAAAGGAAAAGAAAAAATGTGGGTGCCAAACAATGGGTAGAGATATAGTAAAGAACCTTAAGTTTAAGAAGCATACTGGCAAGCACTTCGACCCAGAACTATTTGCACAGTTGCTTGATGAGTCGTATCGAAATACTAAACGTGCAGATGGCGAGATGACAAAGAAGTCATTTAGCCCAAGTTCGCTGGGATACGGTCATGGAACCTGCCCAAGATATTGGTATATGGCTTTCTCTGGAGCAATGTTTATTGATGATAACGATGCAGTTGCAGTTGCTAATATGGCACAAGGCACACAGGCACACGAAAGACTACAAAAACTTATTTCATCTATGCCACAGTTTAAGGCAGAAGAAGAAGAGATTCTTAACGAGTATCCACCAATTAGAGGATTTATAGACCTTATTATGGAGTACGATGGTGAAACCGTAATCGGTGAAATCAAGACGGCTAAGCAAGAAGTGTGGGATACAAGACAGTCTGAGATGAAACCTACAGCTAACCATATGCTTCAATTGCTAACATACATGAAGCTAAAGAATGCTAAAGAAGGTTTCTTTCTATATGAGAATAAAAACACACAGGAGATCCTTGTCATTCCAATTTCAATGAATGAAAAGAATACTAAAATAATTGAAGATACCTTTACTTGGATGTGTGAGGTTTGGGATAACTTTAAAGATGGTGACCTTCCAATGCGCCCTGCAGGTGCTTCAAAATCAAAGATGCCTTGCACATACTGCCCAGTTAAAAAAGAATGCTATTCAAAAGAAACACCTTTAGGCACTGTTCAAATTGAAAAGTTTGAGGTTCCTCTTGTATGATTTGCGAAAATAAGGAGTGTAAGAAAAAGTTTACACCCAAGACACATAATCAAAAGTATTGCAAGGATGAGTGCTGTAGAATTGCAACTAATAAAAGAATTATGGAAAAGTACTATGAGAAAAAAGCAATTAAAAATGGGGCTGAGAGGCTTTGCAAAAAATGCAACATACAATTAAGCAGGTATAATAAGAATAACATATGCTCATCTTGTGAAAAGAATATAAATACAGGGAATGTTAATTCTATTTTAAAGAGGATAAATGACGTTAGCTAGCTTAAAAAAGATACAGGCCAATAGAGTCTTGGGGATAGATGCATCCACCAACTCTATTGCCTTTTGCCTTATGGAAAATGACATTCCTTTGAAGTGGGGAAAGATAGACCTAGTTGGGCAAGATATTTATGAGAAAATATATAACGCTAAATTAAGAATGAATATGATGCTTAAAGAATTAAAAAGTGATTATATTGCAGTAGAAGGTGCCATACTTGTCAGATCACCCGATGCTGTGATAAAATTGTCTTATGTCTATGGAGTTGTTATTGCTGAGCTTATGTCTACTGGTTCTAAGGTTATTACTATTAGCCCATCCTCGTGGCAGGCGCACATTGGCAACAAAAATCCTACGAAAGATGAAAAGTCTGCAATAAGATTAGCCAACCCAGGATATGCAGATTCCTGGTATAAGAATCAGTTACGCAATATGAGAAAGCAGAGAACTGCTGACTACTTTAATAGAAAGTATAATTTAAATGTGGTGGATTTTGATGTTGCAGATAGCTTTGGTATTGCACATTATGCTAACAAAGTACTAACTGAAAGATGAAGTATTATCAAAGCAAAGACTGGCTATATAGAAGATATATAATTCAAAAGAAAACTGTTACAGAAATAGGAAAAGAATGCGGAGTTTCTGCAATGACTATACAAAGGTACCTAGACCAGTTTGGATTAATTAAAAAGCGATGAATACTATTAACCCATCATCACAATCGATTACATTTTCTAAAGCATTAGATTCGTTCTACGTTTATACTGGAGACTCCACAGATAGGTATGTTCAAGCAACATGCAGGAACAGCGGGCATTGGGATATAGAGCTTACGCAATGGATGATAACCAATATACAGCCAGGGTGGACTTGTCTTGATGTAGGCGCAAACATATTTTACTTTACAGAAGTGATGGCAAGAACTGTGGGCAATCTTGGGTCGGTGTTGGCTTTTGAACCAATCACTAGACTTTGTAGATCATACGAAACATCTAGAACCTTTAATGAATACTCAGATGCTGGAAAAATAGAGGTATTTAATATTGCCTTGTCTAACAAAAAAGATAATTTAGTTCTAAATATATGGGAAGAAAACATAGGCGGATCGGGAATTGTAAATCAACACCAGTCTGGTAATCATGGTCAACATGGTAATTTTCATACAGAAGAAATTTTTGCTGATAGATTAGATTCAATATATAATGGCAAAATTGATTTTATTAAGATGGATGTAGAAGGACATGAGCGGTTTGTATTTGAAGGCTTTTCTGAAGAAGCGTGGAAATGTCCATTACTTGTTGTTGAGCTAGGGGCTGGACAACCAGATGAATTTTTAGTAGAATTAAATGATAAATATACAATGGAATTTTTAAATGGGGAAGCGGCCACATTTGAAAGAATTAAACAGCATGATGTCGTAAACGTCTTGCTTAGGAGAAAATAATGGCGGGATATCCAGAAAAAGATAATGGCTATCAGATGTGGATTACAGATCTACAGCTTATGGCAACAGATGCTCCTTCAGGGCATAAAATTATTAGACAGTGTCTTGAGATTGCACAGATGCTAATTGAAAAGAATATATCATATGGAGACTCAGCACTTAGTCCAATTCGTATATTTTCCCAGGCGGACAATCAAGAGCAGATTAAAATCCGCATTGATGATAAGATAAATAGAATTAAGAATGGATCTGGCTTCGCTGGAGATAATGATATTGATGACATGATTGGATACTTAATCCTTTTAAAGATTGCAAAGGCTAATTCCAATTGACATTTTAGTCGACTAGAAGTATACTGTATTAATGAGCGAAATAGAATTATCACAGCATTTTGACAGAATGAATAGGGTAGTTGAAGAACTCCTTAAAGGAAGTACGCCTACTCAGATCGCTACAATTACAGGTATCCAGCGCAAAGAAGTTATTGAATTAATTGACGACTGGAAAGACGTTGTGCATAACGATAGCAACATCAGAGATCGTGCTAGAGAAGCTATTTCAGGGGCGGATCAACATTATGCAATGCTTATCAAAGAAGCTTGGAAAACGGTAGAAGATGCAGATCAATCTGGCCAGCTAGGAATTAAGTCTGGCGCATTAAAGCTTATTGCTGATATAGAAACTAAAAGAATTGCAATGCTGCAGTCTATTGGCGTATTAGAAAATAATGAAATTGCCGCACAAATTGCAGAGACAGAAAGAAAACAAGATATCCTTGTTAGGATTTTAAAAGAGACCACTTCAACATGCCCTAAGTGTAAGATGGAAGTTGCAAAAAGATTGTCTCAAATAACTGGAGTGGTTGAATCAGTTCCAGTAGAGGAAGCCAATGTCGTTTGAGTTTACCGATCTTATCGATATGCTCGATGGAGAGGAGTTTGATGAAAAACCAGTCGATCTTAAAACGTTTGTTAGAAGTCCAGAATACCTTGGGCTTCCAGAACTTTCAGACTATCAATACACGCTTATCGAAAAAAGCTCCCAGATTTATAAAGAGTCAACGCTCATCAAGCTTTTTGGAGAAGAAGAGGGAAGAATAAGGTTTAAGCAAACTGCTAATGAAGTTGTTGCTCAGTTAGGAAAAGGATCTGGAAAAGACTACTGTTCAACTATTGCGGTATCATATATAGTATATTTACTATTGTGCCTTAAAGATCCAGCAACATATTATGGAAAGCCCCCAGGCGATAGCATTGATATTATTAACATTGCTATCAACTCTCAACAGGCAAGCAACGTTTTTTTTAAAGGATTTAAAACACGCATTGACAAATCCCCTTGGTTTGCTGGAAAATATAATGACAAAGCTTCGGAAGTTAAATTTGATAAAGCTATTACAGTACACTCAGGTCACTCAGAACGTGAGGCATGGGAAGGATATAACGTAATCGTAGTTATCCTTGATGAGATTTCAGGATTTGCAATTGACAATACAACAGGCCATGAGCAGGCAAAGACAGGCGCAGCTATATACGATATGTACCGTGCATCCGTAGATTCTCGTTTTCCAGACTTTGGCAAAGTAATTTTGCTTTCATTCCCTAGATATAAGAACGACTATATACAGCAAAGATATGATGCCGTAGTAGCACAAAAAGAAACCATTGTTCGTGATCATAAATTTAAAATGGATGAAGACCTTCCAGATAATACACAGGGAAATGAATTTAGTGTTGAGTGGGAAGAAGACCACATATTGTCTTATAAAATTCCAAAAGTCTACGCACTTAAGAGACCGACCTGGGAAATAAATCCAGTAAGAAAAATTGATGATTTTAAGGTTGCATTTTTTACTAACCCTCTTGATGCTCTATCACGTTTTGCATGCATGCCACCAGATGCAGTTGATGCATTTTTTAAATCAAGAGAAAAGGTTGAGAAAGCTTTTAATAAAGCACACCTTGCAGTAGATAATTTTGGCAGACTTGAAGAGTGGTTTATTCCAGATCCAGATAAAGAATATTTTATTCACGTAGACTTAGCGCAAAAGCATGACCATTGTGCAGTAGCAATGGGCCATGTAAACAAGTGGGTAAACGTTAAAGTCACCGATAGCTATTCACAACCAGCCCCTGTTGTTGAAATAGATGCAGTCAGGTTTTGGACACCAACAAAAGACAAGTCTGTAGATTTTACTGAAGTAAAAGATTACATTCTTTCTTTAAAGACACGAGGATTTAAAATTCGTGTATGTACTTTTGACAGATGGAACTCTCATGATATGATGCAACAACTAAAACAATACGGCATCAATACAGAGATTCTATCTGTCGCTAAAAAGCATTATGATGATATGGCAATGATTGTGGCAGAAGAAAGACTTTCTGGGCCTCACATACAGTTACTTATAGACGAGTTGCTTCAGCTTAAAATAATGAGAGACAGGGTTGACCACCCAAGAAAAGGCTCAAAAGACTTGGCGGATGCAGTTTGTGGTGCTATTTACAATGCAATTAGCAGAAGTAAATTTGATACAAATCAAGAAATAGATATACATACTTATGAATCTATGAGCTACGACAATGATTTTGGAACAGAAAATGATGGCGAAACAAACTCATATAATCTAATAAGGGCACCAAGAATGCCAGGAAATTTACGAGACGCAATGGATAGGATGCAAATAATATGAGTACGTATCAAGAAAAAGCAAAAGAATGTAAATGCTGTGGCAAGCATGTTCCGCTTCCTACAGTATTAAAAGAATACAACGGGGTGACCTTGTGCCCGACTACATTTGCCAATGTTGTTGAATATAAAAGAATTTGGAACCTGGCGGGCTCAAGACCAATGGGCAACGTTAGAAAGCATTTTTCTGAGTACGTTCAGCAGATAGTAGAGTCCACAATAAATGATTAAAACAATTTTTTATAATGTTTATATATATTTTTATAGAAAAAAAAGCAAAAGAAATATTAAAAAAAGAGGGGACTATATTTACTGATGTCTGAAGAAAGCAGATTCTTTAACTCATTACTTGGTAATGATAAATTTGTTTATAATAGCAATCAAAAAAATAATTTTTTATATCCTACTTTGCAAAACTTGTCTGTCCCTCATTCTGGTAGACCACGTCTTTGGGGCCCAGATCAAGGAGAGCATTACATAGAAAATTCAAAAAAATGTTTTTATAAAGATCACCCAGACTATAGCTTGTTTAATCAAGAAAAGTATACATTTAACAGACAATGGTATAGGGGAGAAGATTTTATTAGCGGTAGCCCAGCCGAAGTTGTTGTTGCGGGATGTTCGCAAACTTGGGGTACTGGGTTACCAGATAGTTTAATCTGGCCTAATTTATTAAAAGAAAAGTTAAATGCAAAAAGTTTAAACAATTTAGGGCAACCAGGCAAATCTTTAAGAGGTGTTGTAGAAATAATTTTTGCTTATTTTAAAGAAGTTGGTCACCCAAAAAACTTATTTATTCTTTTGCCTCCACTACATAGATTTAGGACGGCAAGGACTCCTAATTTTATGCATTCAAATCAAGTTCACAGCCATAACGATATATTAGTTGATGCAAATGTTTATAGAAATAACAACAGCAAATTTTTTAAGATTCCATTAAATTTGCAAGAGGTTTTAACAGAAGAAATTGCATATGATCAATCACTTTCTTATTTAAGAGTTTTAGAACAATATTGTAAAAACTTTGATATTAATTTAAAGTACACAGTTTGGTACCCAGATGACAAAGACCTATTTGATGATATTAGTAATAAAAATGGTTATTATGAAAACTATGTTTCAATTGATTGTGCATGGTTTAATGAAAGATTTTTTGAAGGGGAGCACCCCAGCTGCCATGAAGATATGGCAAATGATGTAAGGTATAGAATGTTTTGGAAAATAGCAAATGATTATCTTTTTCATGAAAATGCCCACATAGGTGCTCACGCAAGCATTCACATTGCAGAAAAGTTTTATGAGGAGGTTTTTAATGGATCAACACGGAACTAAAAAATATTTTGATTGGTACATGGGTTTAAACGAAAAGACATCAAGAGTTATTTGCTCTAACAAAATAGAAGATCAAATATATGTAAATAGATTTCCGAGGGAATCAAAGATTTTAAATAATTGGAGTCATTTGGGAGTTGATACCTCTATAAATAAATATGGTTTTAGAGATAAAGATTTTTTTGAAAAGGCAGATTTATTAATTAATGGGTGCTCTCAAACATGGGGTACAGCATTGCCAGAAAAGTATAGATTTTCTAACATAATACAGGAAAGCTTTTCAGGGACTGTTCATAATATTGGTTATGAGGGTAATTCGGTAGGCTCAGTTATTAGATCAACATTTGCTTACATTAAAAAATTTGGAAACCCTAAATACATATATTTAATGTTGCCTCCATTTGAAAGAATAGAGTTTATACCTGACAAAAATACTTTTACTAAGTCAGACTGGCTCGCATCCTATAAAGAGTTTCAAAAAGAAGGTGTAGAGGATATTGATTTTTCTCCAATACAAATTACTACTGTTGATATACATACCCCTATTTATGCAAAAGCTCCATTTTATATAGAAGATGTTATGAATCCACAATCAGCATTTTTTTTAAATATGCAAATGCTTTTAATGCTAGAGCAATATTGCGATGTTGCAGGTATTAAGTTTATGTGGTCAGCCTGGAATAACTCATACAGAATATCTGATTATATATTTAATATGCAAAATAATTTAAATGAGCACAAAAATTATTTTCATATACCAGTATGGGACTGGGAACTTAATGATGAAAAAATAGACATACTAGACACAGCAGATTGTCATAAAGATTTAGAGAGAGAAGACCAAATATTTTTTAATCATGCAATGGATATTGGAAAAAGAAAAACAGAAACACCGCATTGGGGATCTCATAGAAATAGACATATAGCAGAAAAGATTTTGCATGAAATGAAAAATAGATCATATGAAGGGCTACTATGATTATTCTGGGTGTTAATGAAACTTCTCATGATGCCTCATTATCTTTAATTAAAGATGGAGAAATACTTTTTGCAGGTCATTCAGAAAGATATAGCAAACAAAAAAATGATTGGTATATTAATGATAGTTTAGTTAAGGACGCTTTGTCATACGGGGTACCAGATAGTATAGCTTACTATGAGAAACCGCTTCTAAAAGCCTCTAGGCTATTTATAAAGGGTGGTGCAGGAGACTGGAGGCCAAGGTTTGATTTGCCAGGAGTACCCAGAAAATCTTTCAGCCATCATTACTCACACGCATGTGCTGGATATTATACTAGCAAGTTTACAGACGCAGTTATTGTAGTTTTAGATGCTATTGGTGAATACAATACCTCAACAATTTGGGTTGGCGAGGGAGAAAAGATTAGCCTAGTTCATAAGAATAATTACCCATTTAGCTTTGGGCTATTCTATTCTGCATTTACAAAATTTTTGGGCCTAATGCCAAATCAAGAAGAATATATTATGATGGGCATGGCGGCTTATGGAAACCCAGATAGATATTTTGATCAAGTAAATGAATACTTTCCTAGATATAATAGACAAAAGTATAATTTTCATACAGGCATAACAGATTTTAATTGGGGAACAACCCCTTGTTTTGCAGGATCTGAAGGCACTGGTTATATATCAGAGTGGTTTAAGCAAAGAGAATTTGATTTGGCTGCAGCCGTTCAAAAGGTATATGAAAAAAGACTTATTGAGTATATGCGTTATGCTAAGTTAATTACAAAGAAAACTAATTTAGTTTTTATGGGAGGTTGTGCTTTAAACAGTAAAGCAAACACATCCCTATGGAATATATTTAAAGATGTGTGGATTATGCCAAACCCAGGTGACGCTGGTAGTTCCCTTGGTGCGGCAGCAGCACTGTATGGAAAGCATTTAGAGTGGAAGACCCCTTACTTGGGTTATGACATGGGCGGGGTTTATCCAGTTCAAGAAATAGTTGATAGCATATTGAAGGACGGTATAGTTGCAGTTGCTTCAGGAAGAGCGGAATACGGCCCAAGAGCTTTAGGAAATAGAAGTATCTTGGCAGATCCAAGAGATCCAAATGTTAAAGATAAAGTAAATCTAATTAAACAAAGAGAGTTATTTCGCCCATTCGCACCAGTGGTTATGGAAGAGTGTGCTTCTAAATGGTTTGACATGGACTTCGCTTCTCCATATATGCAGTATACTGTTAAGTGTTTAAAGCCAGATTTAATTCCTTCAGTTGTTCATGAAGATGGAACATCTAGAGTTCAAACAGTAAATAAAGAGCAGCACAGAGGTTTGTGGAGAGTTTTAAATAAATTTTATTTGCAAACGGGTGTACCTGTTTTATTAAATACTAGTTTAAATATAAAAGGTCAGCCATTATTAAACGACCATCAGGACGCTATTGACTGGCAGGCACATTATGGATATAATATACTAACGGGCAACAATAGCTTAGTTGGTTAAAGCCCCGAACTCATAATTCGGTAATCGTAGGTTCAAGTCCTACTTGTTGCACATAAGGAGAAACAATGGAAGATGAGAATCTAGATTATTATATTGAAATAGGTGCAGTAGATATTAGCGGGGTTGACGAAAACGGAGAAATTCTATTTTCTATTACTGAAAAAGCAAAAGACGTTGCTCCAGATTTGTGGAAAGCCCATGTAAAATTTATAGATGAAGCTTTAGTAGAATTATTTAATAAAAATTTAATAACTGTTGAGTATAATGAAAATCTAGAAGCCCTTATTTCTTATACTCCAGAGGGAAAATCTTTGCTAAAAGATATTGGATTAAGTCACAACGATGGGGATTAGCTCAGATGGTAGAGCGTCGAACTGTTAATTCGAATGTCGCAGGATCGATGCCTGCATCCCCAGCCATACCCTTGTAGCTCAGCGGAAGAGCAACAGACTTCTAATCTGTTGGCCGCAGGTTCGATTCCTGCCAGGGGTACCATTAAAAGTAGACAATCTAAAAATATTTTGATATAATAATATATAGATCGCTCAATGGAGGATCTATATTAATTTATTCGCTTGAAAGGGGAATAATATGGTAACACAATTTATGGATCTATTTAATGATCCTTTTTTTATTGGCTTTAATAGGGATCTAGCCCGTCTCAATAATATACACCGTGAAGCAATCAATGAATCTTATCCGCCGTATGATGTCTTACAGCATGATAACGATGAGTATGTCGTTACTTTAGCTGTAGCTGGCTTTAGTAAAGAGGACATTTCGGTACAGGTTGATAATGGCACACTTGTAGTTAAGGGTGAAAGAAAAGATATTACGGAAAGCGTTCCAAAGCAGGTAGTTCACAAAGGAATTGCTGCTAGAAAGTTTACACGTACATTTGCATTAAGTGAATATATGGAAGTTACAAATGCCTCATTAGAGAATGGACTACTTAATATATTCTTGGAAAGAATTGTTCCAGAAGAAAAAAAGCCTAGAACAATTAAAATTAAGTAGGGTATAATATAAATCTGCACCCCTTCATCGGGGGAGTCGCAGGTAGCGGGCCGTTACCCGCAGGATGGACCTGAGCAAGTCCTCAAACTGCTCTCTATTATTAGTTAGGGAAAATATGGACCTGCATTGGATGTCTGTAAGAGATGATAGTGATTTAATTTCACTTAAACGGCTTTCTAATACTGTCAATGATGCAGGATATAAATCCGTTTTGCTTGTATATCACTCCTTGCTCCCAGACTATATGATTAAGGTTGCCAATATTATGGACCCTAAGCATTCGTTTAAATATATGTTTGCAATTAGAACCTATGCTGTTAGCCCTGAACTTTGTGCAATGATGATGCATTCTTTTCACGAAATAGATAAAGACAGAGTTATGCTGAATGTTGCAGCTGGAGATATGAAAGAAGAAGAAGATAGCGTAAACAATATGGTTTTTATATCTGATCAAATGCAAACTAAAGAGCAACGAGTTTTGTATACAACAGAGTGGATAGAAAAGTTTTTAAGGCACCCAATGTTAGTAAAAAAACCAGATATTGTTATTAGTGGTACATCTGACAAAACAATTGAGAATTCAGAAAAATATGCAGATATTCATTTAGCAATGCTATCAACTTATAAAGATGGGTTTAAGGTAAAAACAAAAAGAAAGATGGCATCAACTATAGTTATAATACGTGATACAGATGAAGAGGCTAAGGCGGTAGCCGATCAAGAAAAAAATGACATGATGCGTAGGTCTATGGTGCATGGAACAGAAGAAACAGTTATACAAAAATTAAAACAACTAAAGCTTTTAGGTCTAACAGACATACTTGTGTCTGATAGCATGTGGGACAATCAGCTATATAGGCTGCATGAAATGGTAAAGAAAGTGCAAGGTGTTCTATAGTGCCAGTATATGAATACAAATGCAGTCAAGATGATGCACACGCAACACTTGCAGTAACACGCTCAATCTCAGAAGATGATCCAGGATACATCTGTGAAGAATGTGAGGCGGGAATGATTAGACACTTCACCCCATTCGGTATACAGTTTAAGGGTAATGGCTTTTATAAAACAGATAATCCTAAATAGTTCAATGGTATAATTACTAAGTAAGCAAATATATTGCATTACTTAGGAGATACCTAGTTGACTAGAAAGATTAAGTACTTTTTAACCAGCCTTTTTGTAATCGGCTGGCTTTTCCTTTTTAGTCCTAATTTTGCTAATGCTAATGAGCCTCCTGCTCCTGCGGAACAAGTTGTAGTAAGCCCTGCACAACAAGCAGTAAACACAGCAATTGCAACAGCAACAACAGAAGTAGCACAGGCAGCGCAAGCCTCAGATACAGCAACAGTAACAATAGCCACAGCGGTCCAAGCAGTAACAGCATCTAATACAGCCGTAGCTGCAGCAAATACTGCGGTGACTGCAGCAACTACTGCGGTAGCGGAAGTGTCAAATGTATTACCAGCAGTAGAAACTGCAACAACAGTTGTCCAAACAATTACTTCAACAGTAGCGGCAGTCACACAAGCTGTAGCCGCAATACCAGTAACAGCCACAACCCAAACACCAGAGGTTGTAGCGGCGCAAACAGTAGTAACGCAAGCCGTTGCTACAATAGATTCTGCAGTAGCCACGGTAATAGCAACAGCAACTCCATTAATGACGGAGACTCCAACCACGGTTGCACAAGTAGCCACAGCAATTGCAACAGAAGTTGCCCAATCAGAGACAGCCACAGTTTTAGTTCAATCAGCACAGACAGCAATAGATACGGCTACTGCAACAGTTGCTACAGCAACTACAGCGGTGGCAGCAGTAACACCTGCACGGACAGAGGCTCAAACACAGTTAACTCAAGCAAACGTAGCAATTAATAACGCCCAAGATGCAGTAAATGCACTTGCCGCAACCATTGGCACCACAACAAATGTTTTATCTGGTGTAGATGACGCTGGCGTCCGCATGAATCTACCATTTAATTTACAAATGGGTGGGGTTACATACAACAATGTTTATGTTGGATCTAACGCAACAATAACTTTTGGAGTAAATGAAGGTGCAAATTACTACACTACGCCAAATGCTCCCTCTATTTCTATAGCTGGATACGACTGGACTACTTGGAGTAATGGATCTGGAATCACATATTCAACAACCACAAACACCCTTAGCGTTGCTTGGGATCTTAGAGTTTATCCTTTACAAACAGCCGAGACACAAATGACTCAGGTTAGATTTAACGCAGATGTAAACCCATCAAATGGAGCATGGCAAGCCGATGTAAGTGTTACTGGCCCTATCCCAAATGGGGCTAGATTCAACGTAAGAGAGACAACGGGCGGCGCTGTAACAGATATTAATAATACAAGCACTACTACAGGCTTTACTGGAACAATCAGTCAAGGCCCCGCATTTACACCTACACCTGATCCAAGCAATGCATCAGTTCAGGCAGCAATAGAAACAGCTAATGCACAAATTGCTACATTAAACTCAGCGGTTACAACAATTGTTGCAGCAAATACAGCAAACACAAATACAGTTATTGCGCCAATTGCAGCAGTTTCACAAAATACAATTACATCATTAAATAATGCAAGCACAGATTTAACAAATAAAGTAACAGCAATTGCAAATGTTTCAGTAGCTGTAGAAAAAGTAACCACTGCACCTACAATAGTAGCAGCAGCACAAACAGTAATTGATGCAGTTCCTGCACCCGCACCTACTCCTCCACCTGCGCCAGCCCCAGAACCTGTACAGCCTGAGCCAGTTGCTCCACCAGTTGTTGAGCCGCCAGTAGTTGTTCCTCCCGTTGTTGAGCCACCCGCAGAAGAGCCACCTGCAGAAGAGCCACCCGCAGAAGAGCCACCCGCAGAAGAGCCACCTGCAGAAGAGCCAGAGGCGGGATCAGAAGAAGCAGTAGAAGAATCTGTTGATGATGCATTGTCTGATGGGAAAATAGACGAATCAGAAGCAGAAGATATTTTAAATGAATTAGCAAGTGATGGTGAAGTAACTGTAGAAGAAGTTCAGAACCTTGCAGATGCTTTATCTGAAGATGGAAAATTAACTAATGCAGAAAAGGAATTAGTTGCAGATGCCCTTGTAGAATCCCTTGAAGATGGAGGGTCTTTAACTAAAGAACAAATACAAGAAGCTGGAATTGAATATAAAGATTTACCACCTTCAACACCAGTAGATGTGAGAACAGATGAAAACGGAAATTCTGTTGTAATTACTGCAGCGGTTGCAGCACAGGTAGAATTGCTTCAAGATACAGGAGCACTGATAGAAGAATTATTTACAAATCCAGCAGCAGCATTGGCTGCATTTGGAAGCATAGGCGCAGATATGTCTGACGAAGAAAGAGAAGAGGCAACAGATATGGTTGTTGCTACAGTAGTTGCAGCAGGTGCTGCAATTAACGCTGCAGCAGTTGCCACAGGGGGAGCCACAGGAAGTGGCACAGGGGGCGGAGGAAGTTCTGGTGGAGGCTCAGGAGCCAATTCACCAGGTTCACGAGGAGGAAGAAAATGGTAAGAATAGTAAAAAATATCCTAAAAGATATGGTAGACCAAGCATGGACCCTTCTTGGTATGTTTATAGCTTGGGTAGTTTTGGATGGAAGTGCAAAGACTATTGTTGGTTATGGAATCATGGCAACAACTGCTCTTTGGATAATTACAAGCCCAATAAGAAATAAGGAGGAATAAAAATGGCAAAAGCATATATAGAAGAACCAACACAGGTGGGATCAGGAGCAATTGCAAGCATTAATAATATTATCATGCGTATAATTGCTGTATTTGCAGCATCAGGATTGTCCGTAATTGGAGCAGGTGCAGTGGTAGGAATTGAAACCTACAAGGCAGTAATATTGGCTGGAACTTTAGGGGTAGCAACTGTAGTTGAAAGACTAGCAAGAGGCTTCCTGGATGATGGAAAGCTAACTGTATCAGAAATTAATGCAGCATTTTCAGCAGTAGACAAAAAAGCAAAATAAATGCTATACTACTTGTAGTCTTAAAGGAGGCAAAAATGTCAAATAACACACACCCAAATGCAGCAAAAGTTGTTGCCGCAGCAAAAAAGTATGCTGACGAAGGATACTCAGAAGGACCAAACAACGATACAGTTTTTGGAAAAAGATACGGAATGAATCACCAACCTTGGTGTGCAATGTTCGTTTCAGGATGCTTTGATGACGCAGGACTAGTTCACCTAGTTGCCGCTTCAACAAAGAAAGGTTTTGCATCATGCGATGCTGGAGCACAATGGTTTGCAAAGAACAAGAGAATTGTTCCAATTGGTCAAGCACAAGCAGGCGATGTAGTATTTTTTAACTTTGACAAGACACCAACAGATACAGAGCATGTTGGAATTGTTGTAAAGAATGACGGAAAAAATTTACACTGCTACGAAGGAAACACTTCAGGTAATGCAAAGGGATCACAGGCAAACGGAGATGGCGTATTCCTTAAGAAGAGAGCCTACAGCCTAGTAATGTCAGTTGCTCGTCCAGATTGGGATGCACCAGCACCAAAAGCTGCACCTGCAAAGAAGGCGGCAGTAAAGAAGAAGTAATGTACGAATATCATGTTAAGAAAGTAAACAATGTGGTAGACGGGGACACAATAGATGTAGATATCGATCTAGGCTTTGACATATCCTTTAGCTCAAGAGTTAGGCTTGCTGGAATAGACACACCAGAAAGCAGAACAAAAGATAAAGCTGAAAAGGTTCTCGGGCTTGAAGCTAAAGAATATGTTAAGTCTAAGATTAAAGATGCTAAAGATATTGTAATCAAGACAGAAAAAATGGATTCATCAGAAAAATATGGCCGAATACTTGGCTGGTTATATCTAGATGGATCAACAACTTCTGTTAATGAGCAAATGATTGCAGAGGGCTATGCCTGGGGATACTTGGGCGAAACAAAAGTAAAAGACTTTGAAGCCCTTGCAAAACTAAGAAATAAAAAGAAGTAGTCTATCTGTTTTTATGTTTTTCTAAAAACTCAAGAGTTGTTTTAACTTCTTGATGGATTCCATTTCTTGCATTAGTGTATCTTTGTGTTTTGTAAAAATCATCTGCATTTCTAGAAGAAGGCCAGAAGAATGAAATAAAATTATTTCTTTCACCAGATGTAACGGGAGTAACTTCGTGTGGCACTTCTTCATCTCCAGTAAAGAATATAAAAGTTCCAGGTTTAGGCTTAATTTTAAAATTTTGTAATGGAAAGTTTAATTCTCCGCCTTCGCAGTCTGAATAAAAGTATAAAAGTCCAGATCGGTCTAAATCGGCTCCAGGTCTTTCCAACAATTCATCTTTTGATGATACAAACCTATTGTCCATGTGTAAAACATTTTGTCCGCCAGTAAGCATCTTGCTGTAAAAAGCTGTCTTTAACTCGTAATCTTCTTTATAAAAATCAGATATTACACGAGACATAACTGGGCATAACATTGAAAGCAAATCAATTGCAACATTGTGCCAAGGATCGCTATTATATGGAGAAATTGTTTTTGTTAAGCCAATCTGCTCTGCATCCGCACCAGCGTTGGGCCCAGAGAATACGGAAGGGCCAGCTTTTTGATGACTCATGTCAACATGAGGATTAATAGCATTGTATATAAACATTGCTGTATCTGGAGAAATAAAATCTTCAATAATGTGAATTTTTCCGTCTATGCTTTTGATGTTTTTCATATATATACTATACCATATTTGTGCTATAATTGATACATGGAAAAATATTTAATTAAAGTCAATATTGATATAGAGGTTGAAGCCTTCAATGAATCTGATGCAAAAGAATATGCCCTTGACGTATTAAATATAGATAACGAAATTAAACATATAGATATTTTAAAGATAAAAAAAGTCAAATAGTCTATTGACAATATAGGCTCAGATATTATATAATAGGATATAGGCGGAACTAACAGACAGGAAAATAAGTGCTAGTTTTGACGCCTAAAGGAGTTGATGTCTTTATTAAAAGATTTAGCTCTAAAGACAGACAGTCCTATTGGGACAACTATAATCTCATTATATGGAAAAGGAACCCTACTGGATTCTCTAATAAAAATGGATTATTTAAAAATAATTCTTGGGGAATTGCAGAAAACTTTCCTATAAATACAGACGGAACATGGAAGATGTCGGACAAATATGTCAAATATTTTAAATGATCTAGGTGTAGAAGAGAACGATTTTAAGTGGTTTGATATTGCTGTATGTAGAGGTATGGATACAAATTTATTCTTTGATAAATATGAATCAGACCCAGTTATAGCGGCAAGCATTGATGAGGCCTGCTTAAGTTGTCCAGTTTCCAAAGACTGTTTTGAGTCAGGCTCCATAAACAATGATCACGGAGTATGGGGCGGAATCTATCTAAACTCTGGCGAGATAGATAAGGTAAAAAATATTCACAAGACAAAAGACTTGTGGCAAAAAATTAGAACAAAAAATGGTATTTAACGGTGGAGTTTATCAATAAAGATAAAGATCACTTTAAGTATGGTGTTAATGAATGGACAGGTGAACCAAATAAGCCTGTATTTTATACCGCAGAAATGGCAAAAAGAATCAGGGAAATTAAAAAGCCTGATATGGGTTTGCAGATGGACATAGTGAAGTATCCACAGTTTTTAGCAATAAGACTATATGAAGACAATTTTTTAAAATACGAAGGTGTTAAAAAAGAAATGGTAATTGATTATGTTGGAAAGGTTAAAAAGGTAATCGAGTCTTACGGAGTAAGATGCGAACTAGAGGGGGTACCAAGTGCGAGAATACTACGAAGTAATTAAGATCGTATTCATTCATTCTGAAAGAGTATACGGCTCAGTAGAAAGCTTGGGCCTATATGCATCAAAAGTTAGATACCAAAAAGATGGTATTGAAATAGAAGAGGTGTTGGAAAATGATGAGTTTACTGTAATGGATGAAATTATTTTTGAGCACGAAGAGGAATCTAATTAATGGAAAAAATATTGTGTTACTGCTGTAACAAGACAAAAAATAAGCTAAATGTAAGAAAATCAATCTTGATGCCAATTAACCTATTAATGTGCGAAACATGCATAGCGTCTAAATTTGAGCCAAGATGGGTAGTAATTCTTGCGGGCAGGCAACTGGGATCTGAAGCTGTTAAAGAATTCATTATTAAAAAAAGATACGCAGGCAATGACATTATTGCCTCTGAACTTTTGGTTTAAGTCAACTAAAAATAATTTAATAAATTTAGATTAGTTTTGAATTATAACTATTAGTCAAGTATAATTTACACATGAGCTTATTAGAATGGATTGTGCTGTCGGCTGCTGCAAGCGCTGGACTAGGATACTTTGTAGGCAAATTCATTAAACTATTTAAGACTTGGTTTGATTTTATTGATGAGTGGTATGGAACGGAAGATACTCCAGGAATAACCGCTAGGCTAAATGACGGACAAGAGCATTTTAATAAAATAGACATTGAGCTGGCAACAATTAAAGCTGAGCTATTTAATAATGGCGGGTCTTCCTTGCGTGATGCAATTGACCGCATTGAAAAAAATACCTCAAAATAGACTATACCTTCGAATTTATATTTAGTATACTAGATGTATGA